GCATCAGTAGCTGTGAATTGTTTCATCGGCACGTCCATATTTTTGAACGCCGAGAGCCGATTATGAATCACATCCACCGCAAGGCGCTGAGCATCAGAATAACTGCCACCGCCCAAAACCGAGGTGGCGAGATCATCACGATGGGCAGCCTGCAGCCACCTTGCAATGAACTCTCTGGCATCATACGATGCGTCATGGTTCGAGATCGCATCAAAGACTTTCTCCGCATCCAGCACAAACGGCATATTCCGCTGGAGTTGTTGGGCGGTGTCTTGGGCTTCGCTTGCAGCCTGCTGGAACCCTTGCATACTTTGAGTATACGCCTGGTTAGCCTCGGGAGTAAGCTGTGAAAGTGAGGGGATTTTATGCCCACCAGGAGTTATGATATTATTGTTATTATCCCAAGTCGCCCCTGTAGTTGGGTCTTTCGCCCCCGGCACCCTAGCTGCAAACTTCTGCTCATCATTCATTGCCGCAAGAGTATGCTCATCAAGCTTTGGCGGGGCGACGTTTTCTGATACTGGTACCAGTCCAACCCTCTCCACACCATCCGGCCCAAGTTGCGGAAGAAGCTTTGCGGGCTGCGTAAGCGCGGGCGAGCCTGGAACCGGAACGTCCTTGGGCATAAGCTGGCCAATAGCGCTAGAGGCCGCCTCGGCCTGTCCACTGAATTGCTTATAGGCCATAGTTATCTGAGCGTTAAGTCCTGGGCCTGGAGTACTAAGCATCGTCGCGTATTGCTTCGCAACGCTAAGGGGAATTACTCCCTGCGCAACTAAATTCCCCATTACCCCCGTAACATCCTCAAGCTTAGCATCCTGCCCATTGTTAATCTTCCCCTCAATAATCGGGGCAAGAGCCTGGCTAATGGCCCTAAACTGACCCTCTCTAGCTGCAAGTTCCTTTGCTACCGACTCGGCGTTTAGCCCGCGAGTGCTAATCCCCCACGCCACTATCTCCGGCATCTTAGTAATCATATTCGGGTCTTGTGCAGCCGCCGTAACTGCCGCGTTCACATTCGGCACTCCAGTTTGCGGATCAGTATTCTGCTGAAGAATCTTGCTGAAAGCTATGTTCTGCTGAAGATCAATCTGCTTTTGATACGCCTCCACCCCCGCCGCCGCAGCTTGCGCTTGCTGTTGCTTTAGCTCAAAAGGAAAAAGCTGGTTCCGCTGGCTTAGTTGCTGACGCTCAAGCGCAATCTGCGCCCCTTGCCCAGCCATGCTCATGCCCCTTGCGAGACTTTCGCTCAAAATCGCGGGGTTCGGCGGGTTGACCCCGCCACTGATTCCTACTCCGGCTCCTCCACCGATACCGCTAAAAGCATTGTTCCAAGGAGTGATAGCTGGAATTGGTACTTGGTCAGGCATTTTATAAGAACCCCATCAAGCCGCCAAAGATTGTTCCAAAGAGGCTATTCTGTTGTGCAGCCTGCTGCATATCAACATTCGCCAGTTGGTTTCCTTGGTTCATATAAGTATTACCGATATTCGTCCCAAGCTGCATCGCAGCCCCACCTTGGGCTGCCGCAGCATTGGCGCCCATCTGAGTAGCGCCCATAAGCATGTTGTACTTCTGGGCGTTCTGAGCCATGTAGTCCGAGAATTGCTGTTGGAAGGTCTGCGAAGCCAAACCTTGCGCAAAGCCGCTTCCGGCCTGCATCGCAGCGCCAGACCCTGCTAGGCCCTTAGCCGCCATGCCCTGCTGAATGCCCTGCTGCCCGTACTTCTGCGCGAATTGGAAGCCGGGTGTTTGCTCAAGCTGACTCATAGTCGGGTTAAAGGTCTTAGTAAGCCCCGGCAAAGCTCCTTGGAATTGTTGCAGGAAGTTGTTCCCGGCCCCCACAAACGGCGCGAGGGTCTGCTTCATCTCCTCAAACATCTTATCCTGCTCCGCAACACTAAGTTGCGTAGACTGATAAATGTCTTGATGAGCACCGTTATCCCCGCTGTTCTTCGGCGCTAGCACCTGGAACGGGCTTATGTAATCCTGCGTCAGGTTAATAAGCATCTCTAGCTCCTCAGATCAAACATAAAGTTCTCGCTGCTTTTCTCAAACCCAAGATACTCTAGCATCTTTCCCAAGCTCTTCGCCTTTGTCGGGCTTGATACAAACATCAGCTCTGCCCCTGCGGTCTTGGCGGCAACCAACCCAAGCTTCACAAGCTTCCGCCCAACTCCGTTCCGATACTCAGGCTTGACATAGAGGGCCTCTTCATAGGCCGCTAGGAGTTTCTTGTCTCGAGTATGTTGGCCAAGCTTAAGGATAAAGTAGCCAATCATCGCTCCATTAACCCTCGCCGTCAAGAGTAAAAGTTTCTTAGCTTGCCACAAAGCTTCATACCGCCCCACATCCAAATCCACCCCACTTACCAAAGCATCAGCCAGTTCAGCTGCATGGGCCGAGAAAAGATTTGGTGCATCCAGCATGAACTTCGCCGGAGTCTCCAAATCATATACAATATCCGTAGAGGTCTCGAAAAAGTCCTCTACGTTTTTATAAGCCACTGCACGCCGATCCATGGACCCTCCACGCTTACTTTCTCCCCCTGGCCGGTATTAAGCACAGCAATTCCCGTTTGTGCCGTTCCAGTATTTCCCCCAAGCGTCCCGCTTCCGCTAATACCAGTGGTGTCCGTGCTGGTGCTGCCGTGGGTACTTCCGGCGCTAAACACCGCCGCGCCAGCCGCAGCATCTGGAGTGGCACTGGCGGTGTTTTTATGGCTATGACCAGGGTCAGTAATGGAGACTGTGCCTGAGCTTAGGGTATGGTGGTGACCGGGATCGGAGACTGCGTGAGAGTGTTGTGGAAGCTGGGCAGTGGTTAGGATAAAATCCGTGCTTCCGCCCTTAGCCCCAAACCCATGCTTAGAGTCTGCCCCAAGTAAACTCCTACCTCTAGCATCTGGCAAGTTAAAAGTAGTGGTTCCATCTCCACTACCCCACGCAGTTCCAATTACCAAAAAGAGATTCGGATAGGTTTTGCGAGAGACCCCTGCTCCATCGCAGAGTAAAAAGCCTTCAGGCACCGATCTTCCAGCGTATGGAATGAGCGTTCCGGTTTGAATGGCCTGTCCACCAAGCACACTTCCGGTCCTAGCCCAGATAGTTTGGAAAAACGTCCGCCATTCCCTAGTCAGCACCCCGCCAGCACTTACAAGCGGTGCGCCAAGGTTCGGAAAAGGTTGTGAGGTCAGGCTCATGAGTCCGCCGCATCCGGGGCGATAAAGACGTTATTCAACGCCGTAGGCCCTACCCCGCTCCAAGCAAGCTCAAAGACCCGGTTTCGGGCCTGCCCAAGCAAACTCCACTTAAGACTCGTATCATACTGCCCCGGCGAGCCCATATCCTGAAGAACAGCGTCCCCCCAGGTCTTACCAAAGTTATCACTCATCCGCAAGGAGATTTGGTTAACGTCCTCCTTCATATCCCCCAAATCCATATCCGCCACCAATACCGGCTCGTTTATACGAGCAGCTTCAATAGCCACCACAGGAAAGCTCCGGAGGCGTTTGATGGGGCTGCCAATAACTCCAGTCGTTTCCTCGTCGATGCAATAAAGCTTGCCATTCTCCCGATCTCCCCCTAGGATTTTCCCGAAAGCGAAAGTAGTGCAAGAGTGCCTAATCCGCCATTCCTTCCCATCTGCATCCCCCCACGTTTGCTCATGCCAAAGGTCCTCGATCAGGTCATAGACCCAGGTTTGGTTAGCAGTTGGGAAGGTTAGTACGTAGAAAAGATGGCCTTTGAATTGGTAGACCTGACCGATAGCATCATCCAGTCGCTTGAACGTGGAGAAGGTATTCTCAATCGCCCGAGTCGTAACCCGCTCCAGTGCATAGGCATTGGATTTGGCCACAAGCGCTTGGCCCTTATCATCCCGAGAAAGAAAAAGCAAGGTATTGCCGTGCGAAGCTATACTCGCCGGCGCCACACAACCTACCTCCTGAAACGCCCCGTCGATCTTGGCAAACGGGAAAAGAGCATCGCCGCTATTATACCAAACCTCCGTTGTGCTCTCACCAATAAGCCAGAGTTCACGGTGTATTGTAGCAAGGCCCACAAGGTTGTCACTCCGCCCGGTCTTTATCGCAAAGCGCAGGGCATCGAAGTTGCTAGTGTTAAGCTGGCTTGCGTAGAAGCTAGGGTCGTTAGGGACAGCCACCAGAAAATATCCGTCCACATAATCAACCCGACTCCCACCAAAAAAGGCACTTGTGTCATCGAGTACATCAAACGTACCTTTCCCCAGGTTATAGCGATAGCCAAAGGGGCTATAATCACAGATCACCAAATCCGCGCCATTATCCACCATAGACACGCTTCTCGCCCCCGCAGTACGGAGTTGAGAAATTATGGTAATCTGCCAGCGGTCGTTAATCTCAACAAAAAAGCTTCCGCAGACTCCGAAGAGCCGCTTCTGGTCCCGAGTCGGATAGAGCTTCCGCCAATTACTAGCAAGAGAGAATTGCGCCAGTTCCCGAAATCCCGGAGATGGATAGTGAGTATACGGGGCCTTGGCGTCCTGCGGGTTTTTCTCCGGATAGAGATTAACACACCTCTGCGCCCCGGCAATCACGCTCCGCGCTTCGTATGCCCCGCCGAGAAGATTTACCGGAGGCATTTAGCTCCACCACCCAATAAAGTTACGGTAAGAGTCGTTACCACGGAGCGCCGTGGGCATCTTCAAAATCGGGACTTGGGTATTAGCGTTCTGGACTACCTGCATAGCATCGGCGAGCAGGGCCAAGGTAGAGTCCGGCAGGGTCTTGCGATAAGCCGCCGCGAGCCGCTGGGTCAGACCATAGTGAATAGCCGCGAAATACTCACTAGGCATATTCACAGAATCGTTTATACTGGCGAAGGCCCCAATCGGGGTCTTAAAGGTAAGCTGAAGCTCGTAGCGGGCGGCGGCCGCGACCGGCCAGATCAGCGCCATGCCGAGGGGCCAATCGGGCTCATAATAAACATATCCGCTTTGCCCGGCTACAGCCTTGGCGGCGATTAGATTGTAGTCCTGGCGGGAGGGAATAATCCCGAGCGGGAAGTCTACAACCTGTGAGCTTCCCCCAACCACGCTATAATCATTATCAAAATCGTCGTTAAAATCTCCGGTTCCAATAAACCTAAGAAAAGCTGAATGAAGCTTATCTGGGCGCTCTGGGATATTAATATCCCCGCTCGGCCCCACGGTATAATTCGGCTTTCCCGTTGTCACCACCGGATAGTCCTTGAGCGCATAAACCATCCAGCGCTTCCGTGCCCACTGTGCGAGCATCCAATTGAGGCGGGTAAAGCCGTTCTGGGTGTCCTCGGGCTTCAGCGTCTGGCCAAGCCCTAATACTCCCGCTTCTCTAAACGCCTCTTTTATCACATCTCGCACAGTGGGAAGAGCCACGGCAGTTACTCCTACTGGCTAGGGCCAGAGATCAGATCGTCGATGGAAAGCTGAACCGGGGCTGGTACGGGGGCCTTAGCCACCACCGCAGGTTCCGGAGCTTTTTCTGTGGCCTTAGCCTGCTTAAGGCTTGCCAATTCCTTCTCCATCTGTAAAAGCCGGGCCATCAGCGCATCCCGCTCGACCTGATACGGGTTCACACCCCCATCCTGCATCTCGCCCTCAGTGGCAATAAGCTGGATGTGCTCCCGCTGGGAGTTCACAATAACCTGGTCTCCGTTTTTCTTCGTGACCCACTTCGGGTATGGCTGGTAAACATACTCCGACCACTTCATCTGCTGGTAAACGTGCAAGGTGCTCATTGTAGTCTCCATTAAGTGTGGAAGGGGGCGGAAGTGCCCCCTTCCAAAGCTTCGCTTAGAGCTTATCAGCCACAACGCAGACCCACTGCGGACGAATCCACAGGTAGCCAAGGACGATATCCAGACGAGAGAGGAAGATATCGCTAGAGCCGTTATACCAGCTCAGGAAGCGCATCGCTACCCCGTCGAACATCTCACGAGCGACTTCTTGGACGTTCTGCGGCAGCTCAACGTCAGCGGTGGCAATTACCAGTGCGTCTTTGTGCATCACGAAGTTCTTGCGATACACTTCAGCGCTAGCACTCACCACCGTAATAACCGCGGCGTCTGCCGGGCTCGCATCCACGGTCTGATACTGGACCGGAACGGGGCCAGCGCCAGCCGGGATCAAGGCCGGATAGATCGGGATGCTCGTGCCACCACTCGACACGTTTGCAGTCACTACGAACTGCCGCAGCTCACCAGTGGAAAGCTTGGTGATCGGGTTCACAGCGTTGACACCGGCGAGGGTGATAATATCACCCTTGTTAAGACCGCCAGTGATGGCATTAACCGTGATGGTCAGGCCAGTCTGGCTAGCGCCGTTCACAGTCTTGGTGCCGGAATAGGTGCTGGTGGTGTGCTTGATGGTGGTTTGATCCATCATCCAGCTAAAGCCCAACGCACTCAGCATCTCACCAGTCTCGTACTGCTCACCAATACGCTGCTGGGGATTGAAGAGTCCGGCGAGGGAGCTGACCGTGCGGGCCTGGGTCAGGGGGTCCATGACCGCAATACGATCCGCTCCACGCGGCGCGGCGTTGTTGTCCAGCTTCGCACCGCCCAAGAGCCATTCGGTCGAGGTCGGGGAAATGATGGAACCAGCCGAGGTCAAGGAGACGAAATTGCTCGCACCGCCCTCAATTCCGCTCATAACCGTGGTGGCGAAGTCACCAGCCAGGTTATTAATCATCGGAGTGAGAAAACGGGTGGAGAAGTCGTCGATCAAGAGCTTCCGCTCAAGCGAGCTGAAGCTCACGTCCACGCCTTTCTGCGTCGCCACAGTGAGGGTAGAGCTTTGCTCAGTGGTGTCATTGACCACTGCAGTCGCGCCGGTGCGGACGATATAATCGTTCGGCAGGCGGATCTTGAGCGTGGTGCCGGTCTTAGCCCCAGATACGGCGAACTGGTCGTCGTACTGGTGGGGGATTGCTTGGATCAGGGCATTGGAGTTCTTCCAAAGCCTGATAGACTCACGAGTAATCATACTCGCTGTCAGGATTGAGTTGGACATTTTTCGGCTCCTATTGCCAATAGTTTGCTATGGGTTTGGTCTTGGCACGGAGCAAGATCTTTTGCAATACTCCGGGAGTGGTGAGTTCCGCATAGGCACCGAACAGGAGAGACAGCTCCAGACTGTAGGCTAGGGCAGAGCAAGGTGGGAGGGTTTAGTTAATGAACCCTCCCATAATCCTACCTCCGCTTATTCTTTTCCTTCAGCTGCTTCTGGCGTGCAGCCATCCAATCAGCGATATTCCCTTCGCCCTGGTTAACGTCAAGCCCAGCAGGCGGCGCTGCTCCGGCGAGCACCCCCGGATTCGGCGGCGGGGCTTTGCTCGGCGGCGGAGCAGAGTTAATTTCATTCGCAAACTTGGCTAAAGCCACAGCCTGCCGCATTGGTGGCAGCGAGGCAAGTTCTCCAGCCTTAGCAGGGTTTCTACCAAGCTCATAAATAAGCCTTGGCCCAATACCAGTCTCAAGCGCGGCCTCAATTAGCGGACGCTGCAATACCCCCATAGTATTCAGCACACTCACGGACTGGTTAAACTCCGCATCGCCATACGCTTGGCGACCAGCCGCCGCAGCGACATTACACCGATCATTAAAGGCGTTAACGTCTGCGATCTCTGTTGCCCGACGCTGCGCCTCGGCGTTAATATACTCCTGCGTTAGCGCCTGGGTTGGAGCGGGTGGCGAAGGTAGCGGCACATAACCCTGCTGTGGCTGGACATATCCCTGCGGAGGAACATACCCAGGTTGCGGAGGCGGAGCCTGCGGCGCCGATAGCGCCTGGACTCTGGTCCGCATTTCCATAAGCTGCGCTTCAAGCGCATCCGCCCGGCGCTTTTCATTATGCCTTTGAGCGGTAATCTCATCCACTCTGGCCTGAAAAGTCGCTACTGGAATCATGGCAGGTGGAGGAGACGTGGGCTGGGAGGCTACTTGTCCCTCTCCACCTGCGGGCGGTGGAGGAGAGGCGGGGGCCGCTCCACCGCCAGATGGAGACAGGGCTGCGCCCCCTGCTCCATCGGGGCTATAGCAAGATGTGATATTCCAAGGAAAGCGCATTGTTTTCTCCACTATCTAATATGCCGATTTCTAAAGGCGTTGTCAAGGACCAATGCCTCATAAATCTTGTCCTTGACCGCCTTGTCTCTAGTACTATTCATATAATTCACCAAAACCTCCCGAGCCTTCGGAATAAGAAACGGCAGCGCCGTCCGCACATAAGCCTTCGGCGACGGCCAGCGCTTTCGGAACTCATCACTAAGGCTACAGCAATTGTCATAGATCTCAAAGCCCATCTCCCTAGCCGTATCCACGACTAGCTTATGGCCGACTTTCCTTGCCTCGATCCCAAACCCCTGCTTGGGGAGGATTAAAGCCGGTTTCTCTGCTTCCGGTGGTCTCCACTCCATTACTTCCTCCTTCCTAAAAACTGAGCCTTTTCGTAGATTTGGTACTGCGGTCTAACCTTCTCATAGGCCCACGGCGGGGGTGATACCGGCGAAATAAGCGCATTGGAGCCCGTGGGCATATTAAGGCTATTAAAGGCCGCCCTTGTTTGAAACTGCGCTGTGGGAATGTTCGCCTCGTTTTCCCCCGCTGAGCGCAGATAATTCATCTGTCGGCCATAGTCATCCAGATAGAATAGCGCAGTATTAGGGTCTGAAAGCATAGCTTTGTAGATATCTGGTGGCACAATATCCTTATACTTCTCAAGAACCTTACTGTAATCAAACCCCCTCGGCATATTCAAAAGGGTTCTGGTATCGTTCTGTAGCTGCATTGCCCCCATAGGGTCAAGCCGCCCAGGATTGCCGCCAGGAGCCCAGCCCTCAATATTCTGAATCCCATGCTGGATTTCATGGAGTGCGGTGCCAATATCCGTGTCTTGACGCAGTTCCATACTCGGACCACCAGCCCAAGACTCTCTACTATTATACGAGCCCAAGTGTGGAGAACCTTGAGTAATTGTAAGTGGAAGATCACCTAATTCTGGATAGGCTTTATAAAGCTCCGGATGGTGAAGTACTTCCCCAAGACTAAGATCCTCTTGCCCTGCCCACGGCCAAGCATCGCCAATCCGGCCAAACTGCTTTTGGTATGCTCCGTGATCACCACCTGGCCCCGGAATCCACCTAGCCGGAGCGTCGCTAATCTCCTGTCGGAAAGAAGGATACATCCCAGCGCGGTCTGCACCAGTCATAATCTTCCCACGGTCCATAGCACTAAGCGCAAGCCCAGAATGCCGCCAAATATCCTCTGGGCTTAAACCCGCCTCAAACATATTCGACGCATCATTAGCCGCAAGCCGATCCCAAGTATTACTCAAAGGCCCAGTTAGTACCCCACTCTCATCCGCATGGAGTTTCTTGAGCCCCTCCACCGCCTCGGGAGCATACGGCGCTGCAAGCGGTAACGCATTCATCAGAGCATTAGCCCCCGAACTAAGCGCCGCGCCCTTATCTCCAGCCTGAGCGTACTTCGCCGTGTCGATCACGTCCCCCGGCAGGTCACTCAGCCCCATGCTCATGGTCCGGCCAAACTGCAAAAGCCTCTGGGCCTTGGCATATCCGTCTTTATCATCCCCGAACCAGTGCTTTGCGATAAGCTGCGCAGCAGTGTCGTTGGTTGGGGCGTCGTAGCTGGATATAGCCCCTTGATATGGGGCCATATCATACTGCGGCATGAGATCCGGGCGCTGACTTGGGCTTAGCGGCTGGTAGAGTGCGTTAGCCATTTCCTGCCCCATTAGTCGCTGCGTTGCTATCCATCGAGCCATTTTGCGGAAGCGCCGAGGGGGCTATAACCGCCGCAGCGGCCTTGAGCCCCGCCAACGGCTTTGCAGTCTGAAGCTGGTCCGGGTCCTTTTTAAGGTCCGCAACAAGCTTCGCCAGCGAAACCTTGATATTCGCCAGATCAATGCCCTTATCCAAAAGTGCATCCATCCGCTCGGTGAAGGCTTTATACTGCTCAACCGCAGTCTTATCCCCCTGCCTTAGCACCTGCGCTTGGCTCATCACAAGCTGATCCATCAGCCCCGTGACTGTGGCCTGGAGCCCCTGGACTTGGGTCATGAGCTTTTGCTCGTTCTCTGTTGGGCCTTGGCCCAGAGCCTGCGGCGGGACCATCCGCTTGAGCCGCTGCGCTGCCTCCGCCGCATTCGGGAAGTCTCCGGCCTGGAACATAATATCCCCGATAATGGCGCTAAGAGCCGGATTTTGGGTCAGTATGAGCGCAAAAGCGTTGTAGGCTTCTTGGCGCTGGGTAGCATATCCCGGCCCAACATCAGCCTGGACTTCGTAATACCCGATAGTTGGGTTTAGAGCCCGGTAGGTCGGTGCGTTATCCGGGCCAAGCTGTTCAGTGTAGGCTTGCCCGGCATCGGGGGTGATATTCAGCTGATTTACCGACGAGTCCATTCCGACGATCTGGATAACCCGCTTAGTATCATAGACGTATGGCAGCATAGAGAGGATTATCTTACCAGTAGCCCGGATGCCAAGCGCCAGTGCATTGATGTAATGATAGGTAGCGTTATCGCCCTGCCGCTGGCGCTCGGTAATGGCCTTGCCAGTCCGCTCGTTCCCCGGCTGACCCATGGAGTTCTGGTACTGGCCCGACGCCATCATGAGTTCTTGCTGGGCAATAGCCATGCCCTGGATGGCTACCGGGGCAGCTACTGGAGGCTCTACTCGATGTGGTGCGTCGAGCTTCTGCCCATCTGCGAATTGGTTATAGGGCAGATACGCGTAGTTGTTGAGATTAGCGTTTTCCCAAATCTCCGTATGGCCAGCGAAAGCCTCCGCAGGGCCGATCCACGGGACTTTGGTCTGGAGTGCCCCATACTCCACCCCTGCGCTGGACCAGTAATTATACATCCGCTGCGGGTCTTTGAGCGCGCGAGTGTGGGATTTGCGGTCAAGCTTGCCGTTGATCCGGGTTTCTTCACCAGAGATCTGCACCACCGGCACATACTCTCCGGGGATTTGTTTCATCTCCATAACCGTCCGACCGACGATTAAAAACCACTCAATACGGGGGATTTTGACCGGGCGAGAGATCACGGTTTTATTATCCGCAAGGAGCGACAGGGACTCCGGGTCAAGCTTGGATTTCAAAACCGTCGCCCCACCAGCCGTGCGGTAGAGCACATCATCTTCCATAACCTTCCGATAGTACTCCGTGACAATAACCTCGTCACTAAGCACAAACGGAGAGTCGGGGCTAATGCTCAGCCCGCTAATGCCTTTCGCCGGGTCCCAATCCGGCCAACGAGTCTTAGCCTCTTCCTTGCTCATATTTTCAAACAAGAACGCATAGCGCATGTCAGTTTTATCTGGGGCGACAGCGTATGGGTCGATGTATAGGCTTAGGGGGTCTGCGATGCTTTTGATCCGAATCTCCTGGTCGAAGCTCTTTGGAGAGCTATAATCCGTGACCAGCCGCCAGCTTCCCGCTCCGCCCTGGACCATGAAATCCACAGCCCGGTCGTAGATATCTTGGGCGCTAGAGTGATACTCAATCCCCTTGCAAATCCCGGCGATGGCCTGGGCCGCAGCATAGCTTGCACCGTCGCTAACGGGAGAGATTTTAATGCTTGGTTTGTTCTGCCTAGCATCATTGACGATTTGGAGGTTGTGCTGGCGGGTCTTGTTAATGGTCAGAAACGGCCGTTTCTCCGCCTCACGGCTTTGCTTTAGCGCATCCGTCCATTGCCAGTGGTTATTGCTGTCCCCGTTGGAGAACTTGTAATCCTCCAAGAACCTTGCACGAGCCTCGGACTCAAACTCCTGGACTTCAGTATACCGCTTTTCCACCCCTTTCATAAATTCCGTCATAGCATAGGACATGAGATCAGCTTGATCGGCGTCCTTGTCGTCTGGATGGGCCTTAAGATAATCTCGGAGAATTGTTTCAAGCGGGTCCATCTACTACCTCATCCAACCAGTCGATCCGTCACCCCCGCCAAGCTTTCGGGGCCTAGTAAAGCTTCTAATCGCTGCCATAGTCACTTCGCTAATGCCTTGGGGCTGCGGGCTAGACCCGGCAATGCCGCTATATCGAAAGCTATCGGCGCCGTGGCTATACTCATCGTGAGAAGGGGTTTCGGAGAAATGCCCATTCCGGTCACTCTTCTCATAGCTGTAATGAAAAAGACACTTGAGCCCATCCCCGCAGTGCTTTTCATCAAAGTAGCAGTTCGGAAAGATGGTCCGGGCGGCCAGTATCCCATCCGCAAGGCTCAGCTTCGGCACAATCCGAACGCGGTAGCCCTTAGCACGGATTTGCTCTTCCACACTCATCTTGGTTCCGAGGGTCTTGGCCTTGGCGTCGTGAGGGAGCCAGATCGTTCCGTAGGTATACCCAAGGCTCTGCATATGAATCAGGTAGTAGTCTATGTGCTGGTGGCGATCCTCGAAGTAGTTAATGTAATGAAGCTCAAACCCCGCGTGCTGGCGGAACCAGAGGCTGGTAGCGTCTGCCCGGCCAAGGTCCATGAAAACATCCACAGGATACTGCCTGAGATACGGAACTTTAGTAATCCTTCCTTCAGTCTGCGCCAGCTTCAGCTCCTTGCCGTAAACCGCCCCCTCAAGAATCCTCCGGCACTGGCCTTCCCAGACCCAGAGATACGCGTCATAGTCCCGAGCCTTGAGCTTCTCCATTTCCTCGCGGAGAGTCTCCGGGAACCACGGATTATCCCGCCAATTGATAAAGCAGACCTCTGTATCCGGGCTTGAGTTCAGCACAAATTCCTTATAGGTGTAGTCCGTCTCAAGCTCCGGGTTAAAGCTGATCCAAATCTCACTCCCAGGCTTGCGGATGGTCGGGGTAAGGATCATCCACGAGTGTTCCGTGACCTTATTCGCCTCTTCAACCCAGCATATGTCGAAATCTTCGTAGCTCTTGACCTTCTGTGGGTTATTGCGGATGCCCACGAATTGGAACTCACCCCCGTTCACACACCGGATTTCCGTCTGAAGGACCTGAAACATGCTTCCAAGGCCCATCGCCTCGATCTGGCTTCGCAGGGTCTCATGCACAGACTCAGAGATGGAGTTCTGAAACTCTCTCGCGCACAATACCCGGAGAGGCTTCTGGATCATTTGGAGTAAAAGCGCTCGGGCAAAGCCCCAGCTCTTCGCGCCGCCCCGACCACCGTAGGCGACTTTATATCGCTTTGGGCGGAACAGGAACTCAAGCTTCTCCGGGAAATTGTGTGCAATTGTCATCTAAGTATAGATCTTAACATAAGCTATCTGCATTGTCGATGGGATTTTAAGCAAACCGATACGTGGACCACCAGCAGCTGGAATAGCATGTGTAAACATCATATATTCTGGAGTAACTGGGATGGTGTTGCCAGTCCAAGTCCGCATTAACACCCCATCCATTATCCAGTATATTGCGTTAGACTGCCAAATACAAATGAATGTATGCCAGCCAGTGGTGTCTCCGCTGTATGCCTGTGAGCCTATGGGAGCGTCAGTATGGTTACTACCAAGCACAGTCGCCTTATGCAGATTTGAGGTAATCACGCCAGCAGCATTGTTTTCTGCGTAGTCGTTTTCCCCGCAGTCCGGCCATGGCGGCGGGTTGACACCATTAAGCCATGCAACAGGCCAGTTCGACACAACACCGGCGCTAAGCGCATCAAAATTCACCCGCGTCTCAATAGCAACCGGAGGCGAAAGCCTTTTGAAATCTTTACTACTAATAGAGCCTGTTCGATATGGATAAGTCTTAGCACCAATAGTAATTGGATTTGCCACAGCAGTTAAGTTACAGAACCCTCCGCTGACTGTAACCTGGGCAGGATCATACGCAGCATCTTCACCAGATACACTTACCGGGGCCGTAACCGAGGCGGCGTTTGCCCCAAACCAATTCGGGGTCCACTTTGTCAAATCCAGCGCACCTCCAGGGAAATCATCATAGATTACCCCTGTCATCCCTGCTAGGATATTCTGCCAAGTCTGACCGTTTACATTAATCGGAGCGCCGGACTCATACCAAGTATTACCTGACCACACATTCCCCGGAGAAAGTGTATCAAAATACGCCTCTGGACCATAGTATCCTCCAGTTGGGTAGAACATAGTAGAAATCTTATTGTTGGTTATACGAACATTACTGGAGCCTGAACCACTGCCATTGCCACCGCCATAGATAGTATAACCACCTCCAGCAAGAAGATTATTGTCAATCTGAACATCGTTGATTGGCCCGAAGTCTTGGAACAGTGCTACAGCATCCGTCTGTGCGATTTGGTTCAGGATAGTATTGTGGCGGATGAGCAATGCTCCAGTAGATTTGGAGGCGATGAAGCCATTGGTATGATCGCCAGAAATATACCCAAAGTCATGCACGTAATTATCTATCCAAGTACCTTCACTGCCACCAAGTCCACAGCGGCAGTTGTAAACATTATTCCGCTGGAAGGTAATTCCCGGTCCAGCATAGATCGAAGAATCAAGACGGTTAGCACCAGCATCTGAGCCTGCAATCTCACAATCCTGTACGATGGTGCCGTTGCCACCATTGTCGTTAATCCCGGCGGAATTAGCAGTATTGCTTATAACAATTCGACAGCGCTGGATTGTCACATTATGCGCGGTCACAATAACCGGCCCAGCTACATCAAAAGCCGAGAATACGGTATTTGCCCCGGTGATATAGACCCAACCACGCGCATCCCAATTCCAGCCAGTGCCAGAGGTTACATCTGCAGGGATTCGCTGCAGAGTTGTACCTTGCGGTACACCAGTATTGGAAGCGTTAGGGTAGGAAGGGCTGTTATTCGCCACGCTCCCGCCCATGACCACAGAGTCCTGCTGGTCAGTAACAGCCAAGGTTCCAGAAATGGCTACAGCCCCCGCCAGTGCCACAACATCCTGCTGGTCAGTTACGTTTAAGACCCCGCTTATGCTGCCAAGGGTGTGGCCGCCGTGGCCGTGTTTAGTGCCGCTAGAGTTCTGTGCGAGCCACATGAGGATTATCCGTGGGTGATAGTGCCGGAGGTGATCGAGACCGCCTGAGTGGCGGTGATACTAGTGGAGTTCAGGTTGATGTTGGCCCCAGAGGTCCCAACCGTCAGGTCCTGAGCTACTACGTTTCCAGCCGAGTCCTTGATCCGGGCAATAGCCGCAGTCCCGGTATTATCGGCGCTTGAATCGCTCTTCGGCATACCCGCGAAGGTCAGAACCGCGCCGCTGCGCGTAGTGGCGGGGTAGGCCAGAGTAATAGTGGCTAGCACTGCCGCATAGGCGGCTGAGCAGATCTCTAGCGTGGCTGCCGCGCCTCCGGCGTCGATGGCCGTGAGCACGTCCTGCATCCGGGTGGCTTTGAGTGAGGCTGCGTATGTAACCGCCATGGAAGTGCTCCTAGCTTAGGTTATAGTTTGGAAAGACGTAAAACCGGGAAGTGGTCACGCAGAGGATATTGAGTATATCCACTGCGGCGGCGGCGGTGCTCAGCGTCGGCACAACCCCGTTTTCGAACTTGTACTGGTCGCCATACGCTAGGGTGTGGCTACCGCCAGAGCCTTGGGTGACTAGGACTAGGCGGGTGGTGCCGGGCTGGCCGTTGGTGGGGTTGGAGAGGGTCCGGTTCCCGGCCACGGTCAGGCTAAATGCTAAGCCCGAGTTCCAGTCCAAGGCCACGTTAGCAGCGTCGGTCAGGGCTACTAGCGCCGATGCACTGACGAGCAGATCGCTAGTTAGGATTTTGTTGAGGGTCCCGGCCCAAACATCAGCATTAGTAGCCTGAATCAAGGCTCCAGTACCGCTATTGCTCATGTTTGTGAGCATGTCCGAGATGATTTGGTGGAGCGTAGTCTCGCCGCTCCTCCCTGGAAGCTCTCGCGCAATATCTTCTATGAGCGTTGCTGTGTCTCGTGTCACGTTGGGCCTCCAACTTGGATGACTTTGAGTAGTACGGGCCGCCTTGATTTACGGAAAAGGAGTATTGTGTCTCCTTTTTTAAGCCCACCTACCGGCTTGGGATAGTATAATCCAGCTTTGGTGTGGCTGCAACCTCTCTTTGGCTTAAAACCCCTGCTCTGAGCCATCAAACTGGTCCATTTCCAAGCCAATGGAGGATAGGGACCCAGTTTTTGGCCAATGGCAGGGCGCTTTGCAGCGAGTCAAAGATCATGTCTCGGGGAGAGTCGGGGGAAAGGTGCTTAAGCACGGCGATAGTGGCCACAGGCTTGGAGTAGAACTTAGCTAAGATCGGCTTGTAGAGCCCTAAAAGCTGCGCTTTGGCCTGGGCGTAGTTCTTCAGCTTGCACTCTAGGACTAAGATCTGGTCCTCGGCCTCGAAGAGTAGGTCGGGGGAGCAAAACCCCCGACCATTCTGGTCTTGGAACTCAAACCAAGGGTTCT